TGCGAAATTGGGATTGCCCGCAACTTGGTCGTATGATATAATTAAACAAGTAGGAAATTACGAAGAAATATTTGAACGTAATATCATAAAAAAACTAGGTCTAAAACGAGGTTTGAATAAACTTTATAGTCACGGAGGACTACTATACGCACCACCATTAAAGTAGTTTTATGTATGATGATAAAAAGAATTACTTTGATAATGTTCCAGAAGATAGAACCGCTGTAGATAACATATTCAGACTAAATGTTACCAATCAGATGAGACTGAATCAGATGGCTGACCAAAAAGCCAACATAATGATTACAGTTTCAGCAATTGTGTTCTCAGTTACAGTTGCAGAATTAGACAATCCTGTAATGAAATATCCATTGATGTTTTTTGCAGTTTGTTGTATCATATCATTATTGTGTGCAATAATAGCAATAATACCCAATACGAATTATCCAAAAGATGAAGATGGAAATTTAGATAAGACATCACCACAATTTGAGCCTTTATATTTTGGACATTTCTCTCAGATGGATTTGGAAGAATATAAAGAGAGTTATGCAGAAACATTAATGACTGATGACACAATATATGATGCATTAGCTAATGAAATGTATACTAGTGGTAAGACTCTTTCGCATGTTAAGTATAGGTGGATACGGTGGTCTTATTCATCCTTTCTTGTTGGTATGTTTGGTGCAATGATGATATTCCTTTTTGGATTACCTATCTTTGCTGGTGTATTTGAAGTAATTAATAATCAGTTCGGTAAAGATGGAATAGTTTGGTACAATTTTAGAGAAGGATTTTGCGCTCTCACAGTTGGATGCGATGTTACTCAATGGAAACAAAGGTAGAAATTATTATGCCCGAACATGGAACTTACTTAGGAAATCCGTTACTCAAATCTGCTCATGTTCCACAAGATTGGACAGAAGAGCAAGTTGGTGAATATATAAGATGTCAGCAAGATCCTCTGCGTTTTATAACTGAACATATTAAAATTGTTTCTCTCGATGAGGGATTGATAGATTTTGATGTTCGTGATTATCAAGAGGAAATGATTGATCGCTTTCACAATGAAAGATTTGTGATATGTAAAATGGCGAGACAAACTGGTAAGTCAACTACTATCCTTGCATACCTTCTTCATTACATTCTTTTCAACGAAAATGTTTCGGTTGCAGTTCTCGCAAACAAGAAGTCAACAGCAATGGAACTTCTTGGAAGATTGCAACTCGCATACGAACACCTACCTAAGTGGTTACAACAAGGAATATTGATATGGAACAAGGGAAATATTGAGCTAGAAAATGGCTCTAAAATTCTAGCAAGTTCCACTTCTGGTTCTGCTATTCGAGGTGGTTCATTCAACATTATTTTTCTAGATGAGTTTGCATTTGTTCCTTCCAATATTTCCGAAGAGTTTTTCAGTTCGGTTTATCCTACGATTTCCTCTGGTAAAACCACCAAAGTATTCATAGTATCTACTCCAAACGGAATGAATCTGTTTTACAAATTGTGGACGGATGCAGAAGAAAAACAAAATGATTATTCTCCAATTTCCGTTCATTGGTCACAAGTTCCAGGCAGAGACCAAGAATGGAAAGAGAAGACAATACGAAATACCTCTGATAGACAATTTCAACAAGAGTTTGAATGTTCATTCTTAGGTAGTTCTAACACTCTCATTTCCACAGAGAAACTTCTTGCAATGCCTTTCAAAACACCAGTTTATCAAAATGGCGGATTGGATGTTTACCAAGAACCAGTGATTGGACACACTTACGTTATAGTGTGCGATGTAGCAAGAGGTGTGGGATTAGACTACTCAGCGTTCTCTCTGTTCGATGTAACGAAACAACCTTATCGACAGGTCGCAAAGTATCGAAAAAATGATATATCACCGATGTTATATCCCAATGTAATCTTCACAACTGCACAGAAATACAACGAAGCATTTGTACTAGTAGAGGTGAACGACATTGGACAACAGGTGGCTGACATACTTTATCACGATATGGAATACGAAAATATGATGATGGTCACGATGCATGGTAGGAACGGTCAACAGATTGGTGGAGGTTTTTCTAAAAATGTATCGATGGGAATCCGTACAACTAAACAAGTAAAACGAATTGGTTGTGCAACTCTCAAAGACATGATAGAGAGAGACAATCTAATTATAGAAGATTTTGATACAATAAGTGAGTTGACTACGTTTATTGGAAAAAGTACATCATGGGAAGCTGACGATGGAACTCATGATGATCTAGTGATGTGTTGTGTCCTCTTTTGTTGGTTAGTCCAACAGAGATACTTCAGAGAGCTCACAGACCAAGATATAAGAGAAAAAATGTTTTCCGAGCAAATGAAAATGATAGAAGAAGATATGGTGCCATTTGGGTTTATTGAAGATGGTCATGATCCAGAAGAAAATTCAATTCCTGGCGATGATAATGTGTGGACACCCGCTGGGCAAGAATGGCAGAGAGAATTATACTAGAGGTAATTTTCTTTCTTTATTTCTTCAAAACCAAAGTCATCTTCATCTTTCATCTTTTCGGTAACGAGTAACATGAGTAATGCATCAATTTCTTTTTCTAGTTCTGGTCTAACACTACGAAGACGATAAAGAAACTTGACACTACTTTTTTCTACCATTTCTTTACTGACATGAGTAGAGTTGTAATTTTTTTTATTTTGACTTTTGGTCTGTAAAACAAGATGGTCTGGATTTACACAACCGTTGTTTTCACAAGTTTGGTGAACTACCATATTTTCGGCAATGTCTCCCTTGTGAAGAAGATAAGAAAATCTATGAGATGGTTTGGATTTTCCGTCATAAGAGAACATTCCATAACCTTGTTTTTGTTTGGAAGCGTTCCATTCGTGACAACTGCCTGTTTTATTAATCTTGGCATTAAAACGATCAATTGCTTTTTGGGGAAACTTCATATTTACCTTACACTAAATATTATTCATCAACTATGGTTATTTATAAATATTATCAGAGTAACGAATACTTCACACAAAAACTCAAAAAATAAATTTAACGGAGAGAAGATATGGCCTTTCAAGTAAGTCCTGGCGTAAATACATCTGAAATTGACCTCACTAATGTAGTAGTATCCGCTGGTACTTCTGTTGGTGGTTATGCTGGTAGGTTCAATTGGGGGCCTATAGAACAAGTTACTTTGGTTACAGACCAAGATACACTCGTAGAGTTGTTTCAAAAACCAGACGATAATAACTTTGAATCATTCTTTACTGCAGCTAACTTCTTAGCATATACAAGTGCTTTGAACGTTGTTCGTGCTGCTAACACAACAAGTTCTAGTGCTGTTGCACCATTGAACGCAGCTTCTAACACAGCTACATATGTGAACGTTCAAACAACAACAACCGAAAGTTTTTATACCACATTTGATACAGAACAAGGTGGATCAATCGGTGGTGGTATAGCAGGAATCGCTGCTGACGGACCATTCATGGCAAAGTGGGCAGGTGATTTAGGTAACAGTTTAAAAGTTTCTTTTTGTCCAGCTGATAGACCAGAAGTAACAGGAACAAGTACAGTAACATGGACTGCTTCAAGTGGTGCTTTAGAAGGAACATCCACTTCTCTGTTTTTAGATGAATTAAGAGTTGGAGATGCTATCAAGATTGTAGATGAAGTTGGATTTCATATAGTAGCAGCAATTTCTGACGCAAATTCTGCTACAGTATTTGCAACAAGTGCTTCTGATAGCGCAAATATTACCGCTAAAGCATTTACAGTAAAGAAACGTTCTGCGTTTGCAACAAGTTCTACTTTCATAAAGGGAACTGCTGTAACTACCGCTGATTCAACTGTTGTAACAGGAACAGGAACATTATTCGATAAACAATTTGTTGTTGGTGATACGATTACCATAGGTGGAGAATCCCACAGAGTTAATGCTATCACATCAAATACAGTCATTGCAACTTCAACAAAATTTAACGGTGCTAACTCTGGTGCTGCTATCGCAAGAGAATGGGAATACAAAGGTTCATTCAGTACAGGTGCACCAACGACTTCTGTACATGCTGATGACAAAGATATGTCACAAGATGAAATTCATGTTGCTATTGTCGATGAATTTGGTGAGTTTTCAGGAACAAAAGGAGAGGTTCTAGAGGCACAAGCTAATCTGTCAGTAGCGATTGGAGCAAGAGATGGCCAAGGCGAAGATGTTTTCTATAAGAATGTCATCAACAGAAAATCTGCATATT